GATAGAACCAACAGAGTCAAGTCCGAGATATATCAGTTCAACTGCAATAGATTACGATGGAGATCTGTCTAATCCACTAACACCTTTAAGTGGTCTTAGATGTGATCTGACATTCCCATCTCCAAATATTGCCAGGCTTGAATGTTTCTTTGATCCTACAAAAATTAATTTAAACAATGGAGTCAAATTCACCACTAAGATCAAAGGGTGCATCTGGCCATAAATAGAACAATATGTGTGATTGTATAAAAGTAGAAATTCAAACAACGACAGAACCATCATCCACTATCTATCAACTTGAGAAAGGTGGTGATCTGAATGGTGAAAGTTGGTGGACATTTGAACACGATGGATTAACATATCACATATGGTACGATGTATCTGGTTTCTGGTTAGTCACTGAAGTTCTTGGAAGTCTTACAAATATATATTCAAGATACGCCAGAGTCACAAGTTGTCCTCATGCAACATTAACTGGAAACACAGCAACTGGATGGATTGATCCTCAAAGTATATGGACAACATTCACAACCTCAGCACAAGATTGTCCTAATTGCGATCAGCAAGATCGAACAAAAGAATCATTTAACTCAATCAAATTACCTTCAGACTTTGTCGAGGATGCAAGAGGATTAAAAGAATGTTGTTGTGTTTATAAAGTCCTGGCTGATCCGAGCTCAGACACATGGAAAAATGACAAGACATCTGCATGGTTAAAAGTTTCAGATCCTTCAGATACATTCAACTTTGTACTCAAAAAGAATGGAGTGGCTACAACATACACACCGACATCTGTACCATTCCCAAATGAATCCGATGCGTACTATACAACCATCAACTGGATGGATGTTCTGACATCGGATGGAGTAGGGTGCTATGAGATAAAAATATCCTATTCAATTAGTGGGATCACTGGTGAATTGTCATGGGGTAAATATGATCTCGAACCATATTCGATACAGAATGCGTTAAACACTGCAAGGATCAGAGCAATATTCAACGGATATCAAGAAGAGGAAGGTATTGATTTCAGTGGATCAGATGTTGAGTCTACGTTTAGATTTCATGGATACATTGGAAACAGACAACCAAATCAAGAGACAGACAATATCATATACAACAACCGAGAAATGAAGAGAGTGATCAGAGAGAACTTGAACTCATATGAGATCATTACAGATCCATCTGATGACTGCATTATAAGACCTCTGGTGGACACTTATCTACTGAGTGAGAATCAACTCTTTATATCAGATTACAATGCCCACAATCCATCATATAGATACCAAGATCTTCCAGTGATAGTCTCAGAGAGTCCATCATTAGAATACTTTGATTTTAGTCGAAAGGTAAAACTTACTTGTATTGTATCTGATAAATTTAAAAACAAACGAACATACTATAAATAAGATGAAAGGACTTGAACAATTTACAGACCTCCTGGCTATGGCCATCGGAATGACTGGAGCCTTAATGAAGGGACTAAAAAAGAGAATGAAAATGCAATCTATTTTGATTGCTTGTGTGGTGGCTGGAATACTTTCCTTCTCACTTATTGGAGTGATAGAATTGTTCTATAATGACCTTACTCCCAGACTGACTATCTTGGTGGCCTTTGTGGTCGGATGGTTAGCAAATGAAATCACAGAAAAGATTGATCTTATCTTTGATGATGTTTGGGAATACATCGAGAGAGTAATAAAAAAACGTTTAAAATGAATGAAGATAGCACATACACAGAGATGATTCATGTCGATACAAATATCGATGGAAGACATACAATAATCGACACCATTATCAAACAAGATACATTGATCATTGAGAAGGTGACTTTTGACAAAGAGATCCAGATCATTGAGAAGTTAATCAACAGACCAGACTTCGGTAAGTCAGCAGTCAGTATCTTAATCATGATCTTTGTGATTGTATCTGTATGGAAGAAATGGAATTGTAAACCACAGAAATAATGGTCAGAAAGTATACAGACAAGGAACTACTTGATCGAGTTAAAAGCCTGGAGTCATTCAAAGGATATCCAAAAGGTCGCTGGATTATTGGAGTAAGATCAAAGGATGATCTGATCAATAAGTTTGATGATAAGTTCTATATATATGAGGGAACAAAGTTCATCGATGTAATGACTGGAACGACTCATCCTGGCCTAACAATTTTAAAAGGTGGATTTAAGAAGTTTAACTCCAAAGGATCGGCAGTTCTTAAGTCAGATATGTGGTATCACAATGTCTGGATGTATGGACTACATCGTGGCCGAATGCCTTCACTCAAACAACTGGGATCTCAAGTCATGGTGTACAGAGATGGAGACATGGATGGAAAGTCTGAAGAGCTCGGAAAGGCATACATGGGATGGTATGGTATAAACTTTCACTCGAACACATATGACTTCAGTAAAAAGAATTTACAAGTACATCGAGAAGACATCAACTCATGGTCTGCTGGATGTCAAGTCGTAAACCAGAGATCTAAATACATCAAACTAATGAGATGGTTTGAGGATGCAAAAAATCGAGGATCTCAGAAATTTGTATCTTATTGTCTAATAAAAGAATTTTAAATGAAATTATCAAGATCGTCAAAGAACGTACATCAATTAGATATTGATGGAGACTCGTTACAACTCGCAGTTATAGGAGATATTCACTGGGACAATCCAAAATGTGACCGAGAGAAACTGAAGAAAGATCTTGATTATTGCCTTGAGAACAACATTCCAATTCTGGGGATCGGTGACTGGTTTTGTATTATGCAAGGAAAAGGAGATCGCAGAGGAAACAAATCCGATGTGAGACCAGAACATAATAATGCAAGATACTTTGATTCAATAGTAGAAACAGCAGTCGAATACTTTTCTCCATATGCTCATTTGATTCAAGTGGTCGGATACGGAAATCATGAGACTGCTATCATTAAGTTTCAAGAGACAGATATATTGTCCAGATTTGTCGATCTTATGAATTACAAGAACGGAAGCCAGATTCAAGTCGGTGGATATGGTGGATGGTTTTGTGTTCGTATGAAGAGAAAAGGAAGCAACTCAATAGCCAATTTTAAGATCAAGTATTTTCATGGATCTGGTGGAGGTGGGCCAGTGACTCAAGGAGCAATTAATTTGACAAGAGCATTGGGTAAAATGGAAGGTGCAGATGTTTATTGTATGGGACACATTCATGAAAACTCTTCCAGAGTAAATGTGAGAGAGACCTTGAGAAACTCAAAAACTGGATTCGAGATCGTACATCAAGAGATACATATGATGGTCTGTGGATGCTATAAAGAGGAGTGGAATGGTGGTCATTCTGGATGGCACGTTGAACGAGGTGCTGGAATAAAACCTATCGGAGCTCGTATTCTTAACCTCAAATTAGAGAGACAACAGAAGAATGGTAGAGATGCAATTCTTAAAAAAGTCGATTCTTACAGATTCCCATAAAACGCATTTTAAAGCGATTTAAGACACTTTAGTACCTCTCTGGTATACTACTATCAAAAATTAAAGTTATGAAAAAATCCTTTAAACATAAGGGATACAGAAGGGGTAATCAAAAAACGTGATTAAAATCTAATCAAAACACATTTGTAAAAAAAATTTTGCCTGTGTATCCCAGTGCTGGTGGGACTTTCAGAAAAAAGTTATATTTTTTTTTACTATTTATTAGGTTATATCAAATTAAAGTTATTATATTTGTAGTGTCACTAACGACAACACAACAAAAAAAAATAAAATGAAAAACACAGAATTAACAATCGGAACAAAAGTAAGTTACAACAAAGTAAGTTTAAAGAACGGAGAGACTACAAGTCTTGAGTCAGTAGTAAAAGGTTTTTTAAGTTACGGATCACTTCACTATGTATGCCTCGAGAACGGAGATAAAATGTTCAAAGAAGCATTGACTATTAAACAAGACAACTCGGATAGAATCAAACAACTTGAGGATAGACTATTCAGACTAAGAGCAAACGGAAGACACCTTCAAAATAGTATCACTATCAACGCCACAGAAGAACTACTCAAAGAGTTAAGATAATAAGTAACACGATAAAGGGAGGATCTCTCCTCCCTTTTAAAATCAACACAATGAAAAACCTATTTACAATTACAGAACTCGAAAGAGACACAACGGAAGAGATGATCACATTCACTCTCGAAGTCAAAGACAAGCCAGGTTTGATTCAAGGTCAAATTAAGTACGAACTTAAAAAAGGTACAGAGACAGATCTCAGTTCTTTCAGTGGCCTTAATGACTCACATGGATACACAGATTTCACAACGTTTGACTTGATCCTTGATCCAAAGAGCATTAAATTTTATAACGAGGATATTGATGAGTTTACTGACAAGATACTATATTTTGATTCCATTACTCAAGCAGTAATTGACAGATATATGTTGCAAGAATCTCCATCTTTTCAAAAGTCATTGATATTTGTGGCCGAGTTGATATGGGAGTCAGTAGATGAAGCAATCGATAACAATGTCGCATCTTTACTGGAGGGCGAATCATGAGAAACATATTCATCAAATACCCAAAGAGAATCATCATGATCAGAGACAAGTGGATGAAGTCTTCCAGGCCCTCCACAGAAGTCATCAGATCAACATTCAATGTCGAGTTATATCTTGACTACTTAAACGCAATAAACACACAAATAAAATAATTATGTCAAACAAAAAAACACAATTTACATTCGTTGAAAAAACGGAGATTAACAAAGATGGTAAACGAACTTACTGGTTTACTCAAATGAAAACACCTTCAGACAGAATTCCAATGCTTGTCAGTGGATCTTTATCAATGAACAAAGAGGAGGCAGAAGAGATGTTCAATGTCATTGTAGAAAACAATGGTAAAATGGAAAGCGAGAAGGTACTTAAAACCATAAACAAGTAAATCATGAACAAGAACGAAATAGAAGTACAAGGAGCAGATCTTTTAGTCGGACAAAAAGGAGAGATCCTGGCTAATTTTAAGATTACTAAGGAGGTCACAGATCATCTGTTTATCTTTAGACTTTGGATCGATGGCCAAGTAATTAGAGAGACAAAATTGATCAACGACAATGGCCAGGCTGGAGATTTTTTTTCAGCGATCAAATACAAGATTCAAAAAAAAGAGCCATATTTGTTGTTCACTGATGCCGAAGTTGTTAATTGACATCAGATATCAAAACCTATTTATACACCTTTAAAACGCTTAAAAATGCCTAATAAAGCAAACAAGAAACTGAACATTACAATCTTCTTTTGTGATCGGTTTGATCTTACAAACTTATTCTCAAGTATAGTCAAATCTGTACACAAAGGAACGCAACACAAATCTACTGAAGTCAATGGTTCTTATTATGAATACGACTTCGAATATGCACCAGATTACAAATATGAGGAGAAGGTGATCAATGGGAATGTTTGTTACACCTATAAGTCTAAGGTGTAATGAATGGATGGATTAAGATTGACAGAGACATTACATCACACTGGATATTTCAAGACTCTTGGAAGTTTAGGAACTGGATCGATCTGCTCACGATGGTAAACTATCAAGACAAAAAGATCGAGCTTAATGGTCAAATATTTGTCTGTAAACGTGGCGAAACTTTGAGATCAATACAAACACTTGCAACCAGATGGAGATGTTCAAAATCAAAGGCCAGGAGGTTTTTGAAGTTGTTACAAAGTGATCACATGATTGTTCTAACTAATGAAACAAAAACGACACGAATAACTATCTGTAACTATGATAGTTATCAAGAAGACCGAAACGATAATGAATCGCAAGTGAAACGCAGACGAAACGCAGACGAAACGCAGACGAACCCAAACAAGAAAGATAAGAAAGATAAGAAGGATAAGAAAGAAGGATTCAAGTCAGACCTTTCTCCTTTTTTGGACAAGTACGGATCTGATATGTTGAACGACTTTTTTATGTATTGGACTGAGAAGACTCCCAATGGAAAAATGAGGTTTGAAACTATGAAAGCATTCAGTCTGTCCAGAAGACTATCGACATGGGCAAAGAATCAACCAAAGTTCTCCAATGATGATGACAAGTTGATGAGTCACATAAAGGAACAAATCAAGAGAGGAGGTAACAATGTCAATTGAGAGTCATGGATCATCAATGAAGTACCTTCTGGACTATCACTCTGGAAAAATTAAGCCAGGTCTCGGTATAGGATGTCAACTCGATGATTATCTCAGATTAAAGAAGTCACAAATGACCATCGCACTTGGACATGACAATGTCGGTAAAACTGCATGGCTGATCTGGATGCTGACTTGTCACATAGTGATAAACAAAAAGAAGGTGATCATGTGGTCTGGAGAGAACTCTAAGGGACAGATCATGAGAGATATGATCCAATGGTTTGCTGGTGTACCATTCAAGCAATTGACTACAACCCAAATCACAAAAATACACAACCATCTGGAGAACTACGTTGAGTTTATAGACAACAAAAAACTATACAAACCAGACGAGCTCAATGACATCTATGGTTCATCAGATGCAGACATTTGTCTACTTGATCCATTCACTGGTCTTGATAGAGATATGACCTTTGAAGGAAACTATCGATTCTTAAACGACATGAGACACTTTGTAAACACCACACAGAAATCTGTATACATCACAACGCATCCAACCTCTGCAAGTGGTCGTACTGGTGCAGTGTATACTGAAGGAGATTTTAAGGGACATTTGAAAATGCCCATGAAAAGTGAGGTCGAAGGAGGTAAGGCCTTCATCAATCGCACCGATGATGCACTGGTCATCCACAGAATGCCTGGTCACCCTACAATGAAATACTACACAATGGTATCAATTGAGAAGATTAAAGATAAGGAGACTGGTGGTCAAATTAGCGAATATCAATCACCTTTATTATTTTCGTGGAACTCTGGTCTGGGATTCACGATTGCTGGAGTTGATCCATTACAAGCACACAGACCAAATTTAAACAAGTTAAACAAACCTAAATTATTATGACAAACTCACTTTATCTATTTACAATCAAGACAATGATCGATCACAACTATCTCAAGGTAAAATTAAGCCGAGAGGAGATTGAACAAAATCATCCAGAGAGAACTGATCTGATCACAAGCATGAAGGAAACTGAGTCAGATCTACTGGAGATTAAATCTGGATGGTCAATACTTAGCACTGAAATCAAAGACTTCTCAAGAAGATCAATGGTACTCGAGACAGAAGCCAATGGTTTAAGATCAGAAAACAGAGATCTTAAAGAAAAATACAACTTATTGTTAAATGATATAACTTTGTAGTATGGAATTAATAAACTCACTTTCTGGTGGTAAGACTTCCAGCTACATTGCAAAGCACTATCCAGCCGATCATAATGTGTTTGCATTAGTAAGAACAACCGATCAAAAATGTTTGTTTCCAGATCCTAAGATTCGTCAAATGGTTTCTGATAAGATAGGTCAAGAATTTATCGGAACATTGGAAGAGGATGCTATTATATACACGATGTTTGATCTTGAGCAATTTATCGGTAGTAAGATTACATGGATCACTGGGCCGACATTTGATGAGGTAATCAACCAGAATGGTAAATCATATCTACCTAATAGGGTGCAAAGAATATGCACAATAAAAATGAAGATTGAGCCGATAGCACAATGGTGCTATGAAAACACAAATTTACCAGTCGAGATGAGAATTGGTTTTCGTGCAAACGAACAAAGGAGGGCTAACAATATGATTGAAAGATGTGAGGATAATATGCAAAATCATAAGTTTAAAGTAGGTCATAAAAACGGTAGAAATCAGTGGAAGGAATTACCTTACAGAATACCAAAATTCCCATTGATCGAAGATGCAATTTTCAAAGACAAAATAGAACAATACTGGAAAGACAAACCAGTTCGATTTGCATATATGAACAATTGCGTAGGATGTTTTCACAGATCAGAACTTTTTTTAAAACACATGAGCAACAAACAACCAGTCAAATTTGAGTGGTTTGCACAACAAGAGAGAACTAAAGGAGGTACATGGAGAACTGGTACAAATTACGACAAGATAAAAGACTACCGATCACAACTAAATTTATTTGACGATGACTTCAATGATTGTGACTCTGGTTATTGTGGATTATGAAGAGGTGCAAAAATTGTGGATCGGAGTTTAAACCAAGATACAAGACAACAGAGAAATTCTGCTGGACTACCGAATGCAAAACACAAGAGGCACTTTTAAATCTTGAGAAGATTAAGAACAAACAGAAGGCAAAGCAAAGTCGAGAGCTCAGACAACGAAAGAAGGATCTGGAGACAATCCAACAGATGGCCCAGAGAGTCCAGAAGGTAGTCAATCAGTTCGTGAGACTTCGAGATGCTGGAAAGAAATGTATATCATGTCATAAGATTCTTAAAGGTAAATTTGATGCTGGTCATTATTACAATGCAAACAACCACTGGAATGTTAGATTCAATGCTCATCTAAACATTTTTGGCCAGTGTGTCACTTGCAATAGACATCGACATGGAAACCTTATTCAGATGCGTAAAGGATTGATCGAGAGAATTGGAGAGAATACACTGGATCATCTGGATAGCATTGCACATAAGACTCGTAAATTCAACAAGATTGAACTTCAAGAGATCATGAATATCTACAAGGAAAGAATCCAAGAAATCAAGGATTAGAAAAAAAAATAATTTATTTTTATATAAATACTTGTTTATATTAAATTAATCTTTATATTTGTGATGTCATAAGACAACAACGAAAAAAAAACACAATGAAAACAATCAACGCATCAACCATCTTAAAGGTAGCAAAAAGACAAGTTATATCTAACGACATCAAATTCACTCACAATGATGTTAACTATTCAGTAATATATGACAAAGACTTCTTTTTACAAGCCGTAAACCAAAAAGGAGAATATGTAAGAATAGCACAAATAATCTTAAACTAATAAATCCAATGGGAGGAGAAATCCTCCCTTTTTAAAACCTATACACAATGAAAAAATTAATATTAAATATCGGAGACTTAGTTAAAACAGAACAAGATCATCACGCAGAGTACATCGGTAAAGTTATTGATATTACAATGAAGTCACATCCTTATAGAAGTTCAGACAGATTATTGAAGTTTTACAGAATTGAATATCCATTCAGAAAAGGAAGTTTTGAGACTTGTTGCACTTCAATGTTAGAGAAAGTATCTTAAACCAATGGGAGGAGAGATCCTCCCTTTTAAAACCTATACACAATGAATCAGATAAAAAATCCGAGAGAAGGAGTAGTCCAAAAGTATTTTAATTTTTTAGTAGAACTCAAATCCAGGATACAAAAAGATCCTACATATCCAGTTCATAATCTTATCAAAAAGCATAAGGTAGGTAATTCAATCATAGCCAGATTAAAAGAGTTAAAAATAATATCTGGAACTGGGCCAAGAGGAAGACAATGGATCGGCAGATATCCAGACTATGATATGATACAAGAGATAAGGCTACAAGTAAGAAAAGTAAAAGACTCAAAACTCAAACCATTTGAGAAGTTCAAACCTTCTGATCTTGTCAATCCAATCTCTGGTAAACAGATGGGAGTCGGAAACGTACACCATCCAAAATCAAAATCAAAATCAAAATTAAGATCATGGACACTTATCAAGTCATTGACAATCTTTAAATACAAGTTAAGAATCTATAAACTAAAATAAAAATGGGAGAAACAACCACAAAAAGAAAGACTCCAACGAGAGCAAAAATCGGAATCTATGAGGCACTTATGAACTTTCAAAGTGAGATGCCTACACTACCACAGAACACCAAAGGATACGGATATACATATACCGATCTGTTGACCATCATCAACACTGCACAACCGATCCTGGCCAAGCATGGTCTGGTCATCACTCAACCAATTGCTGGAACAAAGATCAACACAATCCTTCATCACATACCGAGCAAAGAAGAAATCTGTTCCTTTGTAGACATTCCACAAGATGTCAGCCTTAAAGGTCAAAATACCTTCCAAGTTTATGGATCGGCCTTGACGTATTTTAGGAGGTACTCATATATCTCAATTTTGTCGATTGTCAGCGATGCCGATCTGGATGCATCTGGTACAGAAGTAAAACCATCAAAAGTATCAAACGCACTTCCAACATTATCGGATACAGACTTTCAGAAGTTACTCGGTGCATTCGGTAAGGAAGACAAAAATGGAAACCTCATCGATGATGAATATGCAGTCAAGAGATACTCACTGAGTCCTATCCAGGCCAAAACTATCAAGGAGGTATCAAATGGATAGACCTTCAGACAACTGGTACGTCAGAGCATCCTCAATGGGAGCTCTGATGTCCAAAGGCAGAGGAAAGGGTAATGAGTGGGGATCAACTGCAATGGGAGTCATTCAAGATGCAGTCCTATTGAATAAGTATGGGATCAAGACTCAGATCCAATCAAAGTATCTGGACAAAGGCATCATAAATGAGCCATTGGCCTTAGAGATGTTTTATCGAGCCATGAACATGGATGTGACCTCCACAGATCAGAATGCAAAGACAAGACGATTCAATGACTATATCACTGGAGAGCCAGACATCTACATTGATGGAGTTCTTGGTGATGTCAAATGCTCATTCAATGCATCGACATTCCCATTCCTACACGATGGAGATCTGAAGTCATTGAATAAATCTTATCATTTTCAGATGCAGTCATATATGTATCTTTTTGATTGCTCAGAGTCTTACCTGGCTTATTGCCTCACAGACACTCCAGATCACATGATCGAGGATGATGTACAGAGAAGAACATACAAGGCCATGACATATCCAGAGAACGCACACAAAGACATGAGTCAGATCGAGGATGAGATCAGAGAGCAAGTAGATAAAGAAATGAGATTCAATCATATTCCAGAGAAGTCAAGGATAAGAATGTTTAAAATCGACAGAGATCTTGATGAGATTGAATTGATTAAGGCCAGAGTCATCGAGGCACGAAAAAAGTACGATGAAATTTATGAACTTCTATAAACTAAAAACATGAACGTAGAAGGTAAAATACACAAGATAGGTGAGACACAACAGATCTCACAGAAATTTCAAAAGAGAGAGATTGTCATTAAGACAGAAGGAGAGTATCCTCAATTTATAGGATGTCAATTGACACAAGATAAGTGCTACATTGCTGATCAGTTTGCAGTGGGCCAGGAGGTCAATGCATCGATTAATCTGAGAGGTCGAGAATGGACAAGTAAAACTGGAGAGGTCAAATACTTCAATACATTGGAGATCTGGAAGATGACATCATCAGAAGATCTCGGATCTCCTCAAGGTGGTATTGATAGAAACTTCCAAGAGGATGCCATCAGAGATATGTCTAATCAATCAGATGATCTACCCTTCTAATGAAAGCAAAAGAACTAAAGGACATTAATCAGTCCACAAGAAAGATGATCCTGGCCTTCATGAAAGACCATGACATGACACTCAATGCTTTCTGTAAAGAAGCCAAACTGCACCAGAATCAGATATGGCTATATCTTTATAGTGGTGACGATAGCAAAGGAGTACACTCTGGAACTCTTCAAAAATTAGGTGAGTATATGTCCAGCAAAAAGTTGGTCAGATCTAAAAAGTAACAAACAAGCACTCAGAGATGGGTGCTTTTTTTATAACTTTACAATGTGAGACAGATAATCTTTAATGAATTTGACATGATAGTATCGACTGAGGTCAGTGACATCTTCAAGTGGTTTGGAGTCAATAGTCTGGCTGGTGTAACTTTTGCAGAGGCCAAGTTCATGGATCAATCAAAAGAGCAATTCGACTCAATGGTCAACTATCATCCAGAGGATAAGTATAAAAACTTGAATCGCAAACCATTTCTATATCTTAACTCTCATATGTTATCAAACAAACCAATTCATGAGTCTGTCCTTGTCGTACACCATGCATCAATGAAACTCTCCAGAATACTTACAGAAGGATCAGATGTCAATTATGATCAGATCTATAAATTCGGTGAGGCCATCTGTATGGATGTGCTGGATGAACTAAACTATCCAGAAGTCTTTCATCGTGTCTGATCCTATACACATATCTGGTTATCCTAAACAGAGACTAATTCGAAAACTCTGGGAAGACTTTGATATTGACGAGGAGAAAATTGTATTTAATGCAGACTATGGAGATAAACGCGCTGGATTTTTGTGGAGGTCAGAACTGCTGGATGATAAGATGAAAGAGTGGATCGTATACGCTGAGACTTTTGGTATACAAATTAAGAGTTCAAAGTTCTATGGTCGCATTCATTCGGTTTGGTTTGAAAATAAATTGTAATTTTGTAATATAGGTTTTTTAACAATGGCCAGGAGGGTTTCAATTTTTTTTCGTTATTCTCCAAAACCTCCCTCCTGGCTTTTAAACAAACAATATGAAAAAATTTTTACTCGGTGTAGTCGGTGTGATATTGACTCCCATACTTTTAGCAATTTTTATCATGGATCGATTATTCATGTCATTTTTGTTCTGGTCTAAGTTTGATAATTTGAATAAGTGGCTTGAGAATCATGAAGGCATATTGATCAGCACAATCAGAGTCATTATTGTGTTAGCAATTTACTCACTGATAAAAATATGGCTATAATGCACACAGACATCAAAATAAAGCGATTAGAGACACTTTAACACAAAAGTGGATACATAGTACCAAAAGAACAAAAAGAATGCCTCAGACAGAAACAACCTCAGAAAGTATACTTGATCAGATCATAGAGAGATATGGTGATGATCTTGATCTTTACATCTTGCAAGGATTTAATCAGTCGATCATTGGTATCGATGAAAACTCTGGAAGGATAATCTATTCCACTGCAAAGATAATTGAGGAGATTATAGAAGAGTCAAAGCCATATGGAGAGATTACATTTGATGCAGCATTCGAATACTTTGCATTCAACATTCAAGGCAATTCATGTGGAGACAAGACTCCCATAATTTGCTATGACATATTTTAAACTCACGACATGATAAAGAAAATACTTTTACTCAAGAGACTATTGACATGGATACCTCGACTCATATCCAAGAAGAAAGACAGATCCAGATTCAGTGGCCTGGATGCAAAAGATCTAAAGATATTAGGACTCGGATCATTAGTGCTGGAAGAGTACATCACATCAAGAAAGTTTAGAAGGCAGATCAGAGACTTAGACATCGCAAAATACATCAAACAGATGATGCATGAATATGGTGAAAACATTGAAGAGAAATGAAAATAATACAATACCATGAACATATATACAGAGTATGGGACAATGACGAGCTCAACGTCTTGTATCAAGGAAGTCTTGAAGGATGCGAGTCATATGTTCATCAAAACAAACTAAATGACTGATAAAGACATCAAACAAGAAATACAAAGACTAAGATCCAAACTCACTGGAGAAATGTTTAAAGACATGAAAACTCACCAAGAGATTTATGACCTCAAAAGAATACTTAACCCAGAGATAGAAAACAATCCAGAACTTGATCAAGATGATGAGTGCCTGGCTTGTGGATCATAAAACAAATAACATGAGTAAAGCATACAACACAGAAGAACTACTCCGACAAAGCCTTGAGGCAATAGACAAACATAAACTGGTCTTTATAGACGATATATCAACCTATCTACCATGCTCAAGAGCAACATTCTACAATCATCAATTGGATAAAGTAGACGCTATAAAAGACTCTTTAGTTAAGAATAGAGTAGAGCTCAAGGTAGCAATGAGAAACAAATGGTTTAAGTCAGACTCACCTCCATTACAGATTGCATTGATGAAGTTGATCTCAAGTGATGACGAGAGACGAGCAATGTCAACATCGTTTATGGAAACAAAACAGAAGCACAAGGTGGAAGACCTCAGAGAGTTTACAGATGAGGAACTACTTGACATGATGAAAGATGAAGAACAAGACGATCAACAAGAGACAGATAATACTCGAACTGAGTAGACGAAAGTTCTGGATCTTCTGTCACCAGATGGATCATGAATTTTTTTCGGCCAGGCCCTTCCTAAAGGATGTTGCAATAGCATTCCAGAAGGTAGAGGAAGGATCGATCAAGTCGTTGTCTGTATCAATGCCTCCTCGTGCTGGGAAGTCCTATATCACATCATTGTTTTGTGCATGGAGACTCGGAAGGAATCCAACGACATCAGTCATGAG